AAAATCCTCTGTCTTCAGTCCATTCTAGAAGGTAAGGGTGTCTTCCTTAAGAAGATTGGTCGTTGGGTGAAACCTGCTGATGGTTTCAATGTTATCGCTACTGCCAACACCAAGGGTAAGGGTTCTGATGATGGTCGTTTCATTGGAACTAATGTTCTCAATGAAGCGTTCCTGGAACGATTCCCTGTCACTTTTGAACAGGAGTATCCCACTGCTAAGATCGAACATCGTATTCTTGCAGGTGTCGCTGAGTCCCTGAGTGTGAATGATGATGATTTCTGCAAACGTCTCTGCGACTGGGCTGATATCATCCGCAAGACTTTCTATGACGGTGGTATTGAAGAGATCATTTCTACTCGCCGTCTTGTTCACATCATCCGTGCTTACAGCATCTTCCAAGACAAAGAGAAAGCAATCCAAGTGTGTGTGAATCGTTTTGACGATGAAACCAAACAAGCTTTCTTGGAACTCTATGACAAAGTGGATGTTGACTTCGATCTGACTGCGACTGGTGAGAAGTTCCCTGTTGACCACGGGTCTCCTTTCTGATATAATTGGGGAAGGTTATTGTGCCTTCCCAATGTCTGACACAACCTTTACTATTACTATGAGTGAAACAAATCCAAACGGGTTTTGGAAATACAATGAAGACAAAACTCTGAAAGAAATAGAACAGTATCTGACTAGTACGTATCATCAACACTACACTTCTCAAGAGTCTAAGACTCAGACTCTTGACTTGATTGAGAGTATTGGTGACGCGGAACCATTTACTCGTTCCAACGCAATCAAATATCTCTCACGCTTTGGTAAGAAGGGTGGTAAGTCAAAACTTGACATCCTGAAAGCCATCCATTATTGTATTCTGCTCTATCACTTCGCTGGTCTTCACAATGAAACTACGGGAAACTATGAAACTTTCTGAAAAAACTCTGACTCTTCTCAAGAACTTCTCCTCTATCAATCAGTCAATCCTTTTCAAGGAAGGTAGTTCTCTCCGTACTATTTCGGTGATGAAGAACATTCTGGCTGAAGCCGCGATTGAGGAAGATATTCCTAAGGACTTTGGTATCTATGACCTGAACCAGTTCCTTAATGGTATGAGTCTGCATCAACATCCCGAACTGGATTTCACCAATGATGGGTATGCAGTCATTCGTGAAGGTAAGATGCGTTCGAAGTACTTCTTTGCTGACCCGAACGTCATTGTCACTCCTCCTGAGAAAGAGATTGCACTCCCCAGTGAGGATGTTTGTTTCCAACTGAATACTCAACAACTGGATAAACTTCTCAAGGCTGCTGCAGTGTATCAACTGCCTGATCTGTCTGCTGTTGGTGAAGCTGGTGTTGTCAAACTGGTTGTTCGTGACAAGAAGAACGACACTTCCAACGACTTCTCTATCGTCGTTGGTGAGACTGAATCTGAGTTCTCCTTCAACTTCAAGGTAGAGAACATCAAGATTCTGCCTGGTTCTTATGACGTGGTTGTTTCTTCTAAACTTCTGTCTCGTTTCTCTAACCAGGACTTTGACCTGAAGTACTACATCGCTCTGGAACCTGATTCCACCTTCGGTTGATGAGACACATTCTTTTCACCCTCAAGGGGTGTTCTAAGAATCTGCTTGATGATGAGGCTCACATTCGCAATGTACTAGTGCACGCCGCACATTTGTGTAAGAGTACATTGTTGAATGTTTCATCTCACAAGTTTGATCCTCAAGGTGTCACCGCCATTGCTCTTCTTGCTGAGTCCCACATCAGTATTCACACTTGGCCTGAAAATGGTATGGCGGTTTGTGACGTTTTCACCTGCGGCGACCACACAGTCCCCCGTGCTGGTGTAACATATATGTATGAGGCGATGATCGCAACAGACATCGTTTCTAATGAGTTTATCAGACCTCTAGAATGAACATCTTCGTAACTTCTCCCTTTCCCGCTGAAAGTGCCATCTGCCTTCCTGACAAACATATTGTCAAAATGCCGTTGGAGTGTTGTCAAATGTTGTCTATTATTGCTTCTCCTTGGTATCATTCTTACGGAACTCTGGGAAAAACAGACGGGACGCCCTATAAGACAGAGAAGGGTGCCTTTCGTAACCACCCTTGTACGAAGTGGGCGGCAGACACCGTGGATAACGCCTACTGGCTCATCAAGTGGGGATTGAATCTGTGTGACGAGTACACTCTGCGATACAACAAAGTTCACTCTTGTTACAAGACACTTGTTGAAGCATACTACTTGTTTCCAAAGGGGAAGATTACGAACGTGACTCCATTCGCTCGTGCAATGCCCGACGAATATAAACTGGACACAAGTATCAGTACCTTTGATGCTTACAAGATGTATATTGCATCTAAACCTTGGGTGTGCGATAATTACCTTCGTATGCCCCAACGCAAACCAGATTGGCTTTGATTATGAATGAATTCCTTTGGGTTGAGAAATATCGCCCCAAAACTATTGAAGAATGCATTCTCCCTGACTCTATCAAGAAGAACTTCAGTGACTTCTTAAATAGTGGGGAGATTCCTAATATGCTTCTCTCCGGTCCTCCTGGTATTGGTAAGACCACTGTTGCAAAAGCTCTATGTAATGAACTTGGAGTAGATTTCTATGTCATCAATGGATCCGACGAAGGTCGATTCCTCGATACTGTTAGAAACAATGCGAAGAACTTCGCTTCGACCGTATCGCTTTCGTCAACTGCTAAACACAAAGTCGTCATCATTGACGAGGCTGATAACACAACCCCAGACGTACAACTCCTCCTACGGGCGTCTATTGAGGAGTTTAGTCGCAACTGCCGATTCATCTTCACCTGCAACTACAAGAACAAAATCATTGAACCACTCCATTCAAGGTGTGCTGTCTTTGACTTCTCTATCTCGGGTAAAGACAAACCGAAGATCGCTGCGCGGTTCTTTAAAAGAATTTGTGAAGTCCTTGATTCGGAAGGTGTCCAGTACGAAGAGAAAGTTCTTGTAGAACTTATCAACAAACATTTCCCAGACTGGCGTAGGGTACTGAATGAGTGCCAACGTTATGCAGTCGGTGGTACAATTGACTCAGGTATTCTTGCAGCTTTCGTAGAGGTAAAAACCAATGACCTTGTTAAGAGTCTTAAGGAAAAGAACTTTCCTGAAGTACGTAAATGGTGTGTCAATAACTTGGACAATGATTCTGCTGTACTTCTGCGGAATGTTTATGATGCTCTCTACCCAATACTGGATGGTCCCAGTATCGCTGCTGCTGTTCTTATTGTTTCTAAGTATCAGTATCAATCCGCGTTCGTAGCTGACCAAGAGATTAATCTTCTTGCAGCCCTTACAGAAATTATGTGTGAGTGTAACTTCAAATGAAAAACAGAAGTCATCAGGTGAAGTCTAGAATGTATTATTACTTCTGGAGTGTTTGTACCGTGTGTGTTGTCCTTGGTCAACTCTACGTCGGTGCTGGTTATCGTGTTATGTCTCAGAGTGTGAATCTTCTTACTCATACTCTGGTTGGTGAATTAGTTGGGGGAAAGGATGCAACTGAATATAGATGATGCAACATATGCGGCTGATCAATTCATCGATTACTTCTCCAATATGGGTCGTATCGATGAGTATCTACGCAATGTAAAACTTGACCGTATGTCACAGATGCCTACGTATCTTCCTGGGTTTGGGCCCGAGGAGGATATGTTTGATGCATTTGATATGCACCCAGAGGATATGGACTTCAAGGTCTATACTGCTGGGGAGAAAGGTAGTTTTACGAATGAATATTTCAATGAGAGATTGCAGATCACAACCTCTCACTCTATTGAGGACTCTATTCCTGGAAAGAGTCTCAAGTGGATTGTTGTAGAAACTAATACCAAAAAGATTGTTGGGTTTGTCCGTTTTGGTTCTCCCACTATCAACTCTAAACCCCGTAATGAATGGTTGGGTACAACTCCAGAGTTGTCTCGTTTCAACCGACACTCCATTATGGGGTTCATTATTGTGCCTACTCAACCCTTCGGTTTCAACTATCTTGGTGGAAAACTTCTTGCACTTCTGTGTTGTTCTCACGAAGCTCGTCTGAAGATTAACGAAAAGTACAATACTGATATCTGTCTCTTTGAGACCACATCTCTCTATGGTTCAACTAAGTCATCGTCACAGTATGACGGTCTGAAGCCCTATCTGCGATACAAGGGTTTGACTCAGAGTGACTTTACCCCTCTTCTTCACGATCATATCTTCAAAGATCTAAACAAGTGGTTTGTTGCCAGGAATGACAATCAACTCCTGGTGAAGGAAGATGCGTCTAGTCGCAAACTCAAGACTCAACAACGGATGATCTCTATCATTCAAAAGAGTCTGCAAGGAAATGAGAAACTGGGTCAGTTCAAGGATGCAATCGTAACTGCAAAGAACCTTACTGAACAGAAGAGAACTTATTTCAGTGACTATGGGTTTGCTAACTCCCGTGAAGTCATTCGTGGCGATGAAGACAAACTGATTGAGAACCCAATCAACTTTGACAAGTTCTATATGGAGAACCTGATCAAGTGGTGGAAGAACAAGGCTTCAAAGAGATATGAGTCTCTGAAGTCTGAGGGTAATCTTCGCACAGAACTTGAGGTGTGGAGTAAAGATATGGACATTGACATCATTCGATAATGGAACTCAAAGATTGGTTGAACTCTATCAACACTACTAAGGAGAATCTTCTGGATGAAGATCCTTCTCTCGAAAAAGAATACGCACCTTACATTATCAATCGTTGTCTCTCTGGACACATCGATTGTATTATGTTTGTGAATGAACTCAACAAGAATCATTCACTACCTAAGAAACTCCAGTATGACTTTTTACTAAATAGTCTGAGGAAAAAGAAGAGATTTTCTCCCTGGCTCCGAAAAGATCAGATTAAAGACCTTGACATTGTTAAACAATATTATGGTTATAGTAATGAAAAAGCCAAACAAGTCTTAAAGATTCTGACTAAAGAACAACTTTCGTTTATTAGAGAGCGACTTGAAACTGGAGGTAAAAAATGAGCGCTATTGTTGAACCTGAAATTAGATGGTCTCCTGACCAAATGATTGAAGTCACCTTGAACGAACCTGATGATTTCTTGAAGGTTCGTGAGACCCTGACCCGAATCGGAGTTGCATCAAGGAAAGAGAAGAAACTCTATCAGAGTTGCCATATCCTGCACAAACAGGGTAAGTATTATATTGTTCACTTCAAAGAACTCTTTGCCCTTGATGGTAAGAGAGCTAACATCACGGTGAATGATGTACAACGTCGTAACCGTATTATCCAACTACTCCTTGACTGGGGACTTATCACTGTTGTCAATACTGATAAGGTTGTGGACATTGCTCCCCTGAACCAGATCAAAGTTCTTGCGTACAAAGAGAAGAACGAGTGGGAACTTGAAACCAAATATAACATTGGTAAGAGAAAAAAGCCCGAAGCTGAATAAATAGAACGTCGCTCTTTCGTGCGCGACTCTATACATACGGAATATACGCTACTATATGGACGGTGTTTTCGCCACCGTCCTTTTTTATTGCTCTTATAATTAGTAGTGGATGCCGAAAGGGTCCACACAACACAAACTCGCTTTTAAAGGAGCTACAATAATGACGAACCTCACAAGGTATACTGCTGGCGATCTGTCTTCACTTATGGACAGAATCACCCGCAACAGTATTGGTATGGATGAATACTTTGATCGTCTATTTAATGTTCACGAAACTACATCAAATTATCCGCCTTATAATCTGATTCAGGTAAATAATGTTGAGTCTCATTTAGAAATTGCACTAGCAGGATTTAAGAGGGAAGAAGTCAATGTTTTCACAGAATATGGAAAGCTTTTTGTCGAAGGCC